GGGAGACCGGTTAGGTCGCTCCCGCGGTAAAATTGTGTACAAATGTATACAATTAGCCTAATTAAGCTTTTCAGATGCGTTTAGCTAAAACGTAAATGATTGCTATTAGTACCAGACCCCCCCAGGGGAATGCAGATGTGGCATTGGGATGTCCTTAGTTGATTACCACGTCGTGGTAAAACCAGTAAGGAACCTTCTTGATAGAAGGCACCATCTCATAACCGATTGGCATCCGCGAATACAGATCAACCTGATTTTCAGGAAGATCTTCGCGTTCGGGATTAGAGCGTAAACGCTCGATAAACCAATGATGAAGAGAAATCTCCATCATACGGTTCTCATCGAGCTGCTCGATATCTCGTCGGCAGTACCTACGGGACCAAGACAATTTGCTGACAACTCTACACTGTAGAGCGTCAGACGAGCTAATCTTTGCAGAGAAGTTCGTTGGCATACATGAGGCTAAAGTCTCACGACTGCCATCAAATGTCCTTACGAGGAAGTTTGTTAGTCGAAGCTTCTTACAACCCATCGAGATGTTTTTACCCATAAGAATGGATAGAACATAACGACGTGCAGTATTAAAGCCTAAGCTATGCAAACTGTTGTAGAGCCCTTGAAGGCTCGACAATTCTTCGTAGGAAACGGTCTGAGAATCAAGTTGTCCGATCTTTGCTCGAAAGAACAAAGGTGAGACATCTTGGCCGCACCAGTACTCTTTTCCGCAGGATTCGCGATAGAATCCATCCCAGTATGATTTCTCCTTATTAGGAAGAAAACCCAACTGAGTTAGTCCATCTAGGACATACGGAACAGTAGCACTGTCACAGACAATGTCATCGCCAAAAACTCTCGGAACCTGAGGATAATTTTCATATTCTCGGGCTCTAAGGGTCCTGCGTCTCGCAACCTCAGCAATGAGAACGAAGATCATACACTCAATGGGAAAGCAGACACTGCTACCCATAGGTGCAAATTTCAACGTTTTAATTGTCGAGCCGGAAGGTAAAGACACGTGAGTTGATCTCGTGCCTAATAACCAAAGGAGCATTTCTGTTCCCTTGAAAACTTCCCGAACAAGTTGCAGAGACACCGAATCAGAAGCTTTACTAAGATCAATCGTAGCTAACGATTGATCAATAGAGCCCTTTTGACACAAACGCTGATTTGCTGTTTGATCATGCAAATTTAAGCGAGCGCGCCAGAAAGGACTCGAGGAGAAATGTCCGTCGAGAGCAAAAAGAACTGCTTGTTGGAAAAACTGCAGTTCTGATGGCTCAGCGGATATGCCTCGTAAAGTCTTCCACGTCTTAGGGACGCATATAAACTTGGCAGTTCGTGTCGAAACTTCGTCACGTTGCCAAGGCGAGTAATCTCGCATACACCCTAAGTCGCGTTTTCGGAGTAGATAGTCGATACGTGCGTCGCGTCTCATGTTCTCATACTTTGAGAATATAGACTTAACGTCGTCATCAGCTACTCTACCGGGTCCATGGCGAGGACACGGATCAGTTAGCTTAAAATCCTTAACATGCTCACGGACTAAGACACGAATGTCATTAATCCATGATTGTGCTTCAGGAGACGCTAAATGATCAGCGACCTGACTAAGCCGTTGCTCATCTTGGAGGTAGTCGACTTCCATAGACTCTTCTAGATCTGAACGATCTATAGGGAGTTTCTTTAGGAAGCGTGACACCATTAAGAAATAACGGAGCAACTGGCCATGGTCTCCCTCTTCATTACCCTCGTTAGTGAGAAGAACTCGTACTAAGTACAAGATCAAATCACATAATGAACGAGGACAATTAGACTCTATTCCTGTCTGTTTTATCAACCTTATAGGTTGCTGGTACCCTTTAAAGGTACCAGGACATAGACGCACACCATCAAGTATGATGGTGCTAATCTTGTCTAAAAACGCAAGACTAGTAGCGAGATCGCTATTAGCCATATCAATTACAGTACGGTATACCAATTGGCGATACCGGCCTAATTGACTTTGCGTTTCCGAAGATAACTTCGGAACGACATCGATAAGGTCAAGGAGCATACCACTCCACACTGTTAGGGATTCACGTATTACGTGAACATCATTCCCTAAGCGGTTGGTGGCGAAACTGATTCGTCTACTACCGAGATAGTAGGATTGCATACGCGAAAGTTCTTTGTGTATGCCGGATACGATTTCTTCGTTATCCATTAATACCATCCTCCTGTTCAGTGAACGGAGAGGTTGCGAGGAGCTTCTATATCTCCTTCGGAACCAAACCACCGCGGATAATTTCGCCAAGTCTTGATGCGCCGGTACTATCACAAGTAGCGGCGTACAAGGAACTAATCAACTCAGCCAACACAACGTTGGTAAGTTCAGCATCGTTTGGAACCCTGATTTGTAATCGGGCTTCCAACGGAAGTTGAACATTAGTTGTAGTTGTTCCAACAGTCTTGTCGTAATCAACCACGGTCCTTAACTGCACGAAAACACTTGTACCGCTAGTATTTGCACTTTGTGCAGATACTGGTATACGAGCATTAGCTAACGTAGAATATACGTTCGCGATAGGCTCAGTAGAGATTTTAATCTCAGTGGGCTTATCTAGTGGAGCAAGGATGTCTGTAAATTTAGCTTGAGTAGGGGTGTCAGCAGTTACCCTAATGGCATCGTTATACAACCAAGCGTTGTATACGAGGTTAGTAGAGGTCGCTGACTGAGCACCCGTACCGTAGTTAAAATTCATGGACATAATCGTAGTCTCCTTTCTTTTACATCTCGCTTTAAAGGCAAGATGGGGTAATATTATTTTACCCAGATGTGAACTAGTGCAATTGTTGCACTATGAGTGCAGCCCCTTGAACCATTTGGCTCGAGCGGTTGCCTGTTGACGTCTGTCCTGAGAGAGGATCAATACGTCCGGGTCCGGAGAGTACGACACGTAGGTAGTACGATTGCTCGTACGGTCCTACAATGTCGTATAAGCTCGGTATTGGCGATGCCAATACTTCAATCTTGTTCGTTCGGTAGGTTTCAATTCGCGCTTTGATATTTCTCGTTAAACATAAATTGTTATACGAGTCAATCTCAGTCAGCGTCTTTCCGATATGTAAGAACCAGTCGGCGACAAAAGAGAAGGGAATCAAATCCCAAATCTGTGAGGCGTCAACTTGTAATCCAAACTTTTCTAACGCATTCCAAACAGTTGAGTAGACATTGTCTTTCAACTGCGTGTGGTACGTAGTAAAGTAAGAGATTACACCTGCAAAGGAGGTTCGATCGGAGGTGAATTTCCCGCGCCGCCTTTCATTTGAGAAGCGGTGTTTCGATATTTCACCAACAAGCCTACTCGTGTTCTTGGAGACGTCATCGACGTCACTTATGGTCGGGGCAACAGCATACTTGTACCAGAGATAACATCCGCTAACTGCTTTAGTAGCAGCGAGGACATCTCCGGACTTGAATGCCTTGTACCCTTTAACCAAATCGCCAAGAACACTGAACGACCCTTTCAACCCAGCGACGTTCTCGAGGTTATTTGACTCGAGAGCAGAGATGTCTTGTACGGCCGCAGAGCGGGCGTATTCGGCCTCTTTTTCGCTGTACTCGTGTGTCGCAACATTCCCATAGTTATCGAGCATTTCGGATAATTCCGAAAAGTCGTAACCGGCGGTTTCAGGAATGAAACCAGCCTTAAAAATGTGAATGTACTTTTCAGTAGTATCGGACCCGGTGGTTGTTACATCACCGGAAATACGCCCATGAGAATCAACGTAATAAATACGCTTGGTCCAAGTGCGTAGAATCCTAAGCTGAAAAGTTCCATCGGTATTACCCTTTATATGAGTGATCTTTAGATCAGCGTCATATGATTCGTAACCACCGGTGTAAGGACTCCCTACATTAATAAGGGAAGCGTAGTGGCCGAGCACCTTAATAGTGCGGCGGTCAATAATGCTAGGTCTATGGTAGAATTCCAGCCATTGCGATTCGATCGTATATGGAGGTTTACTAACATAGACCAGTTGCCCAGTTGTGTAGGGTATGCGTCCTACCAATAGATCCCTCGCGGGATCAGTTGGTGAGACCCAGCCGAGTCGCTGCGGGTAGTATAGGTCAATCACGTTCTTAGTCTTGATGTTTCCATCGCGATCATAGAACTTGAGGGACCCTGCTGGAGTTGGAAAACCCCAGTAGGAAACTACCTCAGCAGCTGAAGTTGAACGGGAAAGGGACGCCTTTGCGCCACTTGAAAATTTGTTCCAACTCTTAAAAGAGTAGGAAGGGGTTCCACCGCCGTAATAAGCGATGGTAGCCTTGTTGTTCAAGTGTTCGCAAGGGTTTGGTATTTCCTTCTTTCCACGAGTGGAACGAAGGAAACCTTGATGGAGCTCAGCTCCATAAAGGCCAAACGTATGGAAATTAGTATCATAGTATAAGCCGTCATTAGGCGGCAAAAGCATTGATACTGGTCCAACAGTCGAGAAGAATTCTTCCGACAGTCCCGACGGTTTAAAAGCCGGGATGTTGAACATACACCAAAAAACGTTTGGACCGCCCTTTGAACCATAGATTGTGAGCAAAGTTTCTCAC